TACAGTTAGGCCAATTCATAGATACCTGCTCAACGGGTAACTCCCGCCCAAGTAATTCACTGTATCTAGTCTCCACAGTCTCCGCACCTTTCAACAGACTATTAATCAATGGTGTCCACCCCTGCAAGGTTGTGAAAGTTAACAGCACCCGTCCGTGGTAATCAACTGTCCTACCACCTACCAATGTGGAAAAAATTTCTTCAGGACATTCTTCATCCATATGAATACAGTGTGCTGACCATCCCTCAAATATTTGCGGATCTGCCTGATACTGCCTGTAGTTATTAAAGGATATTGTACTACCCCGTTCCGCACCTGGTGTGCAAGGTGGCAGGATTGCCTTGGCTGAGTTAAATCCATTCTTCTGTGTGTATTGCAATGAATGACTCTCACTCTTCTTCTTTGCCCGTTTATACCTCATAGGAAGCGCTTCCCAAATATACCGTTGAGCATCTGCAATTGATCTCTCTTCTGACACATGCAAGGAACGAATCTCTGCTTCTGGTATTGTTTGTGCCATATGCACAAGCATACGGGACGCGAAAGTGGACTTGCTCGAACGATTTCCACCAAGACAAATGTGGATCTTATCATCCCGCCAATTATCCATCACCCTGCGCCACCCAGGAAGAGTCCAACCCCATTGGATTGGATCTTCCTTCTCACTGCCCGGTTGATCGAGCATTAAGCGACTAAGTGTTTCTGCACGCTCCTGTGGTAGTGCATCAATTTGTTCTTCTGTCAGCGCACAGGCAAGCTCGCCCTTCTCATACTTTAAATCATTTATCCAAGGGATACCAAAGTGGGCATCTACCTCATCTGCGTAAGTGATCTTAGGCATTAATGACAACCTTGCGGTTTTTATTATGGATCAAAAAATAAAACATCTTCTTGTATGAATTAAGTTCTTGTCTCCAATTCTTGATGTTTTGATTTTTCTCTATCGACTCAGTCTGCATACACTGCATTGATGCTATCTTTTTATCCAACAATGATGTGACTTTATCTAAGTCATTATGTGTTATTTTATCAGTAGTTTTCATAAGTGATCTTAGGCATCAAACTTCTCGATCCTGATTAAGTTTATTTAAATTTTCTGCGATCATTCGATTAGACATAGCTAACTCATCCAAGCCAGCGGCTATAATTTTAGCGGCAATGATTATAGGTTCCTTTTCTAAATCTTCTTGCTTGTATGGTGGACATACATCCATGTACCATTCCTGCGCTGTCTTTGAAGCCTGTTCCATTTGTGTTTTTGCATCTATCATAATTTAAACCTCCTTAGTTTATCCTGATCCAGCGCATAGCCGGGACCATGTCCAAGATCTATTTCATTCTCTTCCTTGATTAAATCCTCTTTGTTTGCCCATCCTTTAAAGTCTAAAGTGTTCCCATTCACCACGCATAGAACATATATATCCACATCAGGATTTACTTTCTTCGTACTTAGTAATCTCGCTTTTCTGAGATCAGATGATTTGACGTCATAACGCTTTCCACTCTTCATCTTACCGTCCGCAGAACCACTCCTTGGAGTAAGTCCTAAATCAGGGAATACATTCATCTTCTTGGCAAATCCATACTCTGCCATAAAGCCCATCACATCTGCTTCACTACCATCCTGGTCACCCATCTTAGCATCATAGACTCCATTGCCACGGGCAATCAGACTGCGCATCCTGCCTATCACTTGGCAGACTTGGATCTCATCTGGTTCAAGCGTAACGATCATCCGTAAATAGCTATGGATAATAACAATCCCGTTCCTGTGCCAAACATAGCACCAAAGGAATAACTAACTTTTGTCCATATCCCCGAACGCGAGATATCTTGAACATTAAATGTCCAAACAAGGCTAATTAAAAACCCAACAATCAATGCACCAGCGATCTTTTCATTAGCGATTTGCCAAGTGTTTAAGCAAATCAAGGTAACTTGTAACCACGCTAGTAGGAAATTTCTCATACCCCACACATCCCTTCGCACTCTGCCATGAAATCCCATGTGAGTTGGCCTTTGTCTTCGTCAGTTCTTAAATCAACTTCATCCAAAGGTTTACATGATGAATGCAAAAAAACAGGCATTTTCATCTTGTCGTACTTTGCATATTGCTGACGGATTTCTTTGTCGAAATCTATAGCTTTTTGAAATTCTACAGGTTCATTATCTCGAAGGTATCGCCAATCTTCATTATTATGAAATGGGCAATAATAACAGGCACTTCGGGGAGGCTCAGGGTAATCATTTTTTCCCAACCATTTCTTGCAATCTATTCTAGTAATCCGATCTTCGACTAATGGGTACCGTTTCTGAGACCACGCTACTCTTGAGTCTTTCATTCTTTGCAATTCGTCCCAAGATATCCCCACCCACTCCTCTACTTTACATTCCTTCTCGCCTCGTTTTAAATTAAACTTTTTCTTAATAAATTTAAGTATAGGTTGGATTTTGAAATCATATGTACATTGCCTACCTATAGCACCTGTCTTTTTTCCATTTGGTAAAATCCCAAAGAGAGGTATCTCTCTTGCCATGTAGCTCTTTCCATCACTCTTTCTCTTAAACGCCTTGAGTGCTTTCTCTGTCAAACTTCCCGCAGAAACACGATACACAGGAAACGGCAACTGCTTCTCTAACCAATCCAAATAGTCGTACACACTTTGTGGCTCTGCTTGTGTATCTGCAAAGATCGCACAATCGGGCATAGGTGTAATTTCACCCTTCGCCGCCATTAACGCCATTGTGGATGACTGCACACCCGCTCCTAATGATAGTACATTGATCATCCTCTTGCCTGCATCTCCATACCTACGATGATCGCCGTTTCGAGCGTGTCGCAGGGGATTTCCTTTTCACCAATTGACCAACCTTGCGTATCCGTTCCAATGTCTCTTGGCTTAATTGCAATGGTGGTGGACCCAGCTTTTTCAAGTCGCACCGTGGTAATTTTTGTACGGATCGATGTATTGCTCGCCCATACTTTTTCCAAAAGATCGGATTGTATTGCGGTGGAATTCTCACTTTGCATGTCTCGCACTTGCCTCCATCACCTCACTCCATAGATCACAACTTCTTTTCTTTAATTCAAAACTCTCAGTCTCCAAGTCTTTGATCTGTTGCTTCAATTTATCATTCTCCTTCTTCAGATGTAAATTTTCTTCCGATAATCGCCCCACCCATTGGGGCCAACTCTCACTCTTCTTACCTGTGGGTGTGTAAATATTCATTCTGGTGTGAATTCTATGATGTCCTCATCCAACCATTCCTCGATTGCTTCCACTGCACAGGCAGATAAATCCTCAACATCAAGATCCGATTCCTCAAACCATCGATTAAGTGCCGCTTTTATCTCCACCTTGAACTGTTGCTTGGCCTCACTTCTTTTTGCGCTCATTTTTAAATATCAATTCTGTTTTTGCCTTGGGTCTTTTTCTCGGAATGTCCGTGCGTGTGGTATTGGGCGGGCATCCAGGTTCCCTTGCCCCATCCTTCCAGCGTAATTCGCAATTTGAATAAAAACGTTCATAGGCTAGGTTGGCTTCTTCAATACTTATCCCTACTGATCCACAATATGTTCTTGTCATTTATAAAAATAAGAACTGTACCTCACCTCCGAGTGTCGAGGTTGTACACGTAGGCAAGGGCTAACCACCTGAGATACAGTTCTAAAAGTCATTTGTTCATTTCCTTCCATAAAGTCTTCCATGCTAGTTCTGCTGTTTGGGGGACAACTCCATTCCCCAAGAGCCTAAGTCTGTCCACCCTGTGCTGAGTCCCATTAGTTGCTCCACGAACGAAGGATTCAATTTCGGTGACCCTTGGTTCTTCCCACTCGTATTGCTCTTCTCCTGGTCTTGCAGGCCATTGTGTATCTTCGCTTCCTCCGCTAGTATCTTGCCCCTCTCTCGTATGCCTGCCTCTATCTTTACTTCCTCGTCTAAAATCTTGCCTCCCTTGCCGTTGGGTCTGCTCCCTCCGCATGTTCGTGGGGTTGGCCAATTCTGAACATCCTCCCAAAGATTCCGACAACCGCCCTTCTTCGCTTTCTCGCTCAACTCGCTTGGCTTCCTCACTTGATTGATGCGATCCCCGTCCGTGCTTTGAGGTGTTGCCCACTTCATTTGATTCAAGTCTCTCCCCAAGCACTTCTGATTGCTCTCCTTCGCAGTTCTCGCTCCCTCCACGTGGTCGGAGGCTTGGGGGGTTGCCCAGTTGCTCAACTCCCCGTTGATCGCCATTGCGGTCAGATTCCTGCTCCTTT